CAAAATTTGGGGTAAACCGTGAACAAACTGCTGTTACCCTAAATTTGCGACACCCGTGCGATACCTCTGCGACCCCTCTGCGATACCCAGGGTATCGCATTATCCTTGCCTATCTGCCACAGAATTGCCATAATGTCGACGCAATGCTGCCATCTTATCCTCAGCCGAAGATATGTCACCTAAAAGTTTGTCTACTTCACCAGTGACATCGGTATGCTCAGGTATAATCACTCCTGTTTTAAAAAAAGCAAGTAATTCTAATTTATATTTTGCCTCTTCTAACTCCGCAAGATACCTGGCCTCCATGATCTTATATAATCTAGCGTTCATTAAAGTCGTCCTCCTTAATATCTACTTTCGCTTGTTCTTTTTCATCGAATATTAGGTCATGATACATGCCTAATCTTTTTAAAAATTTATGTTTCCAGGATCGTAATTCAGCCCCTTCAACCTTGAACTCTTGATAATATAGGTCAGGAGTGCATACCATTATTACACCTTGCTCTATGTTAGATCCATGTACATAATCATGCGCCATTGCGTATGCTGCTATCTGCAATTTATAATCGTCAATCCATTCTTCTCTCTTAGGCCTGTTAGCCTGCTTGAAGTCAACTATACTTTCTTTACCATTGTGTAGACAAACTAAATCAGTAGACCCAGCGTAAAGGCCAGGATAATATAATGTAACTTCCGAACCGTAATACTCCTCCACAGGAGCAAGACCGATCTCAATAATTTTTTCGGCCATGGCTTTCGCCTCTTGTCCGAGCCCTGTAAGATCATCGTAGCCAACATCTTCGACGTAACATTCAATGAACTTGTGCATGGATGTGCCCCGCCTACTAGATAAATTTTTGATTCGTTCTGCTTCTTGTTCTCCAACTTTTGCCTTCCAGTCTTTTAAAAATTTTTGGTCCTTGGTCCGTGCTAATATAGTAGTGACACTAGGAAGTCTAGTACCATTCACATCGTACAACCGTGTTCCATGGTCCTCGATTCTTGTGCTCTGTAAATAGCTGTATTTATTAGATTTTTTCATACCTATCTCTTATCTCTCTACGTATCTTATCTTCATTATTAATTAAAAATAAATTATCTTCATGACTACAACCGTACAATTCAAACGAACCAAAGGGATCGAACTCTACAATATATTTTCTTTCCCCATAATTAATTCTTATCTTTTTTCTTT